GGCACTTTTGGAAACCGCCAGAGATGGCGGTTTTCCTTTATTCTCCAACGGTTTTCAGACTTTCCTAATTCACTCCAATTCACTCCAAATCACGTCATTTCTCTATAAAACGTGGGCAAAATGTGGGCACGGAATCACCAGACCATCGGCAGTCCGAGGCATTGGCGCGCCCACTGTTCCACGGCACGATTCTCCTCGTCGTCGCCAAGCAGCAATAAGTATCCGGCGTTCTTTCCGAGGGTGGCGGGCTGTAGACATTTGATGAGTCCTTGGTCGCGGAGGAATTTCCATGCTTGGACGATTCGGACCTTGGCGGTGCCTTCACGTGCTTTCATCGCGGCTTCCACCTCTTCTTCCGACTTGCCGATGACTTGCTCGGGGGAGAGTGCCATCATTCCGTGGTCTTCGGCAAGCGTCTTCCAGCCCTTCGTGTAGTAGCGGCATGGATAGCCCTTGAATTTAGCGTCGCGGATTGGCTCTTGGTGTTCTCTGTCCCAGTCGTAGCTTGAGAGCGCCATGTCGATGAGCATGAGTTCCGCCATCGTGTGCACCGTGATCTTGCCGCCTCGCGGCTTGAGCAGTTTTCCTGCGCGGCTGAGCTCGTAGACTGCTCCAGCGTTGCGGTATCCCATCTTTTCCATCGCTTTCCTCTCCACGCCTAGAGGTAGAATCTTACGTGGAGACGCTAGTCCGTTTCCTGCCCTTGGCGTGAGGTTTGAAGAGCACGCCAAGGGCTTTTCCTTATGTGAAATAATATACCACATGAGGTGTATTAAACACACCCACAGAGATAGATTATTTTAAAACTCATAGGGATGTTTAAATATCCTATATACATGTATTACATGTGTTTATATATTTCTTTTACAAGAGCGCCAATGCACCGAAGAAAGGAAGAATCGGCACGTTCCAATCCCCATCTGTGGTAGCTTGAAGCAGAGAGAAGGAAGGGGAAAAATGAAGAAACTGATTTACTTCGTGCTATCCGTGCTGTGTGCAATCTCCGGTATCTACGGCATATACGACACCATCACCACGCCGAAGTACGATCTGGCCACAAGCATCATTGCGGTTCTGCTCCTCGCATTCCTCGCATGGCTTTTCATGCATCTCTTCCTCAAGCCTGAGCCACGCCATAAGCATCAAGCGGAGAGTGCCCCTGAATCATCGTCGGAAGCCGTCTCAGACGCTCCAGCAGTGGAAACGGTACCAATCACTCATGCCGACACGAATGATGGCGTGGAGGACGATTACGTGGCCATCGACATCGAGACCACGGGATTGGGCAGAAGCGCTCGAATCATCGAGCTAGGAGCCGTGAGAATCAGGCACGGACGCAAGGTCGCGTCATTCAGCCAGCTCGTCAACCCGCAGATTCCGATACCGGCCAAGGTCACGCAGATCAACGGCATCACCGACCGGGACGTCAAAGGCAAACCCACCATCGACAAAGCGCTACCCAAGTTCTACGCTTTTTGCGGTCATGATACGTGGATAGGGCACAATATTCGCCGCTTCGACCTGCCGGTCATCGCCCGCGAAGCCGAAAGAGCGGGCGTCGGCATGCCGGACGTCAGCTTCTACGACACCTTGGAAATCTCTCAGACACTCTTGCCGCAGCTTGACCGCCATAGGCTGCTCGACCTCATCCGCTATTTCGGCATCGCCAAGACGGAGCGTCATAGGGCCGCCGACGATGCCGCACAGACGGCACAGGTATTCGAGCGCCTGAAGCAAATATAAGCTTTATAAAAACTTATAAGACAATATAAAAGCCCCACAGATTGTGGGGCTTAATGCTTTTAGAGACTGTTCACGGCATTATAGAATTCCTGCGCGTCCTCGGCTTTTTTGAATTTCAGCGGCAGTGAGCGCAACGCACTGTATTTCCATGTGACGGTGCGCTTCTTGATCGTCACTCCTTGCAGGTCGCTCACCTGGTATGCTTCGGTCTTCTTGTACCGGTGCAGGTACGTCGTGCAGACATCCAATTCCAGGCGATTGGCATACAGGCGGATACCCATAAACAGCGGGTCGTCAAGCCTTTCGCACTCGTAGATCGCGTCCGGTGCTGGCTGTGGTCTCTTCGCCATGATTGCTCCCTTCTTCTTTTCTCCTTGATTCTATTGCTCAAATGATGCAGACTCGCTCAGACATTGCCAGTCGGAAGTCTCCGAGCACCTGCTGGGTCACCTCCAGTTCCTGGGAGATGTTCCACGAATTCCCTTCGTACATTTGTTCCAGCATGCCGTAGCGGAGTGGGTCTATCAGCGTCAAGGCAGTTTCGCGTCTCGCCCGCCGCTCTAATTTCGAACTATCGTTCGAACAGCCGGTGTCGCCATGCCGCCAGTGCAACAGCTCGTGAACGAGCGTGCACCGTTTCGCCGCATAAGTGAGCCGACGATCAATCAGGATGACGCGGTTTTCGTCGTCGTAACAGCCCCATAATCCGTCCGGCAGTATGGCGCTGGATACGGCGACGGGCAGGCCGATGATGGCGCGGCGCATGGCCCCGTATGTCATGCGCCGGTCGATCGGCAGGTCAGGCAGGCTCGTCGTAATCCGGCCCAGCCTCTCCATTGATGGCCTCCTGCTTGCCAGCAGCGTCATAGGCGGCAAGACCATAACCGCCTGCCTGCGCTTTCCTCTCGGCGGCTTCGACCGCATGGCGTTTGGAGTCCATAACGATGTCTCCGATGGATACGCCGGTCACTTCGCTGATGCGTTCCAGGTCACTCAGGTTGAGCGGGAGGCTGTAGTTTGCCCTCGTGTACCAGTAGACCTCGCCGAAGCCGCAGGCTTTGGCGAATTCCTTTATGGTCATGCCGCTTTGCTTTTGGAGCCTGACGCATTCGTCCATGACCTGCTTGGCGAAATGCGTGACCTCCTGTGCTTTTCTTCCCATGCTTCAAATTATAGCTAATTGCGTAGTCATATGTGCATAAATCGTGAAGACTACGTAATTACGAATACAAGAAACTTCGTAATTACGTATATTAAAAACCGTCGAAAGGAAAAACGAGATGTTGAGCACCAAAAGAACCAAGACCCCCGACCACTACCCATGCGGCCACATGCGCGGCCCCGGCTGGCACGACTGGCGCGCATGCCTCACCAAGCAGGGAATCGAGGAGGATGAATGGCCGGTCTGACGGAAACAGCCACCAGAAACCTCAAAGCGGAACTCGCTAGACACGACAAGACACCAAAAGACCTAGCAAAAGCATGGGGCCTCGAAATCAGAGCCGTAAACAACAGGCTCAAAGGCCACACGCCACTCTCGACAGACGAAATCGAAAAAGCGGCATCCATGCTCGACATGGAACCCGAAAACCTCGTCATGCTCCTCATCCAGCCGATCGACAGCATCAAACAATTCAAAGCCTGAAACCCACACCAAAGGAGCGTCCGATGGACAGCAAGACCTACACCAAAGACCTGCGCAAAGCCTGCGTGAAAGCCGTCTTCGACGAATTCGCCGAGCATGGCGACATGATTCGCCCGCAATACGCGGGACAGTGGAATGAAATCGACGCTAGCCGATTCCTGGGCCACATCACCGGACCGATGGACATCGACGTGACCGACCTCGTGGACGTCATCATCGACACGATCGCCAAGGAAGCACAGAAATGAGCGGACAACTGCTTAACCCGCCAGCGCCGCCCGAACAGCGGAAGACGGTCTTCGACCCGCGGACGATCATGCTCGGCCTGACCGGCTACGCCATCCAAGTCGGCGAACACGACGCCAGACTCGTCAGACTCCACGAGGACGGGAAGACCATCCTCACGGAAGTGGACGCCAAAACCACAGAAACATTCGCCTACCACCTTTATGACGCGATAGGAGGAACACGATGAGCCTCACCACGGATGGAAGCCTCTACTTCGAAATCCTCGATGACGGCACCACTCGCAGCGACCATTCAGCCGTCATCCAGCTCGCCATCGACACGTGCGACAGCCACGCGCGATACCTGCTCACGCAGACAGACCTGGCGAACATCCGCCGCGACTGCAACCGCATCTTGAAGGAACTATCCGAAAGGAGGATGGCGAAATGACCGACCACGACTACTGGCGCGAAGACCAGCGGGAGAAGACGCGGAAGCCGAACTACACGCTCCGCCGCATCCTCTTCGCCATCGTCAGCATCGGCCTCATCTCCAGCCTGACTATCATGCTCACATGGCATGGCGGCAGCACCACCGCCGCGCTCATGGTGGAAGGCGTGTACATCGCCACCGCATTGTGGCTGATCGTCAGATTCGCGCCACGCGACTAAAAGACTTCCCACCAGCCGACAGTCCAACAAAACAAACCAATTAGGGACGTTTCGCGGACATCCACGTTCACCATTGTCGGCTAGCGGGAACCATAACTGAATATCGACAAACAACAAATCCGCCACGGCGTTTACATACACCATTCTGTCGTGGCTTCGGCTGGGCGACGGTTCGCCCGTCCACGGATTCCAATCTCTTCTCTCTCTCTATCAAAAACGCAGGCACTCCGGCGCCTGCAAACCCTTTCAAGTCCGCCTGACGGCTTTCAGTCACCGTCGGCCACGCCACCGGCCGCGAACGCGTTCAGGTCGCGTTCCAACAGTCAAAGGGGCGTTCGGAACCCACGGACGGCATCGGTTCGACTCCGACGCCAGCCACTCAGCCCCATCCACTCGTCAGGACGGGGCACACAACGTCAACAAGCAAAGGAAACACAATGGACGAAAACAAACAACAGGTGGCAACATGGGTGCTCTGCGTCGGCATCGACCCAGACAACCCGGAATCCGACCCAATGTTCGTCGCCGCACTTGACATGCCGCTGGACGGCGGCCTGATCAGCGTCACCCTGCCCGGCAACAGACTCGGCAAAGCAACCGCGCTTGCCTCCCGAACCGCGTGCCAGGCCATCGACAAGGCGCTCAAACGTCACCTCGAACGCGGAGGTGACAGCGACACCCCGGAAATGCTCACCGGCCTCCACATCGACCCGATGGGCGACATTCAGGACGGCAGGCCATGACCGATCTGCTTACGCCAGCCGAACTGGCCGTCATGCTCGGCATGAGTCCACGCACCCTCGCCAACTGGCGGAGCACCGGCAAAGGCCCACCATATTTGAAAATCGGCGTGGAACCGCCCGAAGGCCATCAGGACAGGCGCAAAGTCCGCTACCAGCGTCAAATCGCGGAACGGTGGGCTTTGGCGCACGAGTACCGGAGGACGGTGGCGAGATGAGAAACGGAATGTTCGTTCCGGCGACACAGTGCAAAAGCCATCCAAACGTCAAAAGCGATGGGAAAGCACGCGTCGACACCGGCAAGCCGACCCTCACCCAGCAGGGAATGGACGTGGACGGGTTCATCCGCGAAAACCACGCGCTCATCGAAAAACTCAGGAAAGGAACACGTTGAAACACGAATACACGTTCGAGGAACTCGCCGAACTGAAGAAAATCTACGACGAGTCAGGTGAAGCGGGGCTCGAACTCGACGAAATGCGGGAGTTGCGCAAGGCCGGACTCCTCACGCATGGCCTGCCGGAGAAACCGTCGAAACGAGACCTCATCCTCGCGCACTGCAAAAACCGCATCGACCAAGGCCAGCCGTTCGACGGCAAGGAAACCGCCGAAGCGCTCGGCATGAGCCAGAAAACAGTCGGCAACATTCTCAGCCAGCTCCGCAAGGAAGGACTATTGCCGGCCTTCGACAAGCACTCGCCACGCAGCAAAGCACAGAAAACAACCACAAGCGGAAAGAAGAAAGAAACCATGACCACCACATCGAAAATCACAGCAGCCGACGTCACCGAATCGAAACTTACGCCAAACGACATCACCACCGGAACTACCACCAGCACGCCACAAGCCACAGCCGACCCACGCGCCATCATCTCCAACGCATTGACCGGCATTTTCGACGCCATCAGCGCACTGCAGAAAAACGCGTTCCAAACCAACGACAAAGTCGTCTACAGCTTCGCCACGAAACTCCTTAACGGCGAATTGATGGACTTGAAAGCCAACTACTCGAAGGACACGGCGAAATGAGACTCAATTTCAACAGCAAGGATGGCGTTTTCACCATCAAGTCCGAAAACGAAGAGGAAAAAGCCCAGCTCAAAACGTCGGCGGTCGCCATCTGCAATCTCATTATCGATTTTTTCGACGGTGAAGTCCAAGAAATGAAGGCGGCGAAGGAATGAAACGCATCCCACTCAAGGACACGGCGAAATGAGCTTCGACACGCTCGGCCTACCATCATGGCCGTCCACCTGCAGGCTGACAATCCCAGGAGACCCGCAGTCAAAAGGCCGGCCACGCGTCTACAACGGCCACGGCATCACACCCGAAGCCACGCGGAAAGCGGAAAATCGCGTCTACTCGGAATGGCGACGACAATACCCGGACCTGCTCCCGTACAAAGGCCCGGTCGCCATCACACTCATTTTCTGGACCATGACCCGGCGTGGGCGCGACTGGGACAATCTCGCGAAACTCTTCACCGACGCGCTCAACGGCGTCGCATACGAGGATGACCGGCAGATCATCGACGCGAACGTCCACGTAAGACGCCCCGACAAGCTCGTACCCGGCACGCGCGGACCCCGCAAACGCAAGACCGGCGACCCACTCACCTGGCACGGCAGCCCCTACCAGCCATGCACGCAGGCAATCATCAACTTCCAACAGGAATACATCCCAAAATAAAGGAGAACTGACCAATGGCAGAACAGCAGGAACTGGCCACGCTGGCAAGCAGATACGCGGAAATCCTCGACCGAATCCACCAACTGCAGGAACAGGCCGACAGTCTCAAAGCACTCATCATGGAAAACCGCGAGCCCGGCGAATACGCGGCCGGACCATTGACCGTGAAAATCCGCAAAGGCAAACGCAACCTCGACGCCAAAGCATTCGAAAAACACTTCCCAATCCAACAGCATGCGGACTGCTATCAGGTCAAACCGAAAGCATTGTCCGCGATCATCAAACTGGTCGGCGAAAACGCTTTGCAGGATTGCGTGAAAGTCGGCGCGGCAAGCCTGGTGGTCGAATGATGGGCGACAAGATCATCAGACAACACTTCAACCACGCGCTGAACAACGCGCTGGACGCCTACGACAAGTCCTTAAGCGAGAACGTGTATCTCATCGACGCGGACGACCTCGGATACTTTTCCGACCTCCTGTACCGCTACCTATTCGACGTGAAATGCGAGGCATGAAAATGGCCAGCGAACTTGACATTGAAGCAGTCATGGCCGCAAACCAGACCACACCGGAAACGACGCCGGCCCCCACGGTGGAGCCGACGGAATGGGATGAGATACGCGGCATCATCGAAGACCACATCACCAACCAGCCGAGAAGCCTGCAAAAGGAGATCGGACCATCGGAACTCGGCACCGACTGCCTCCACTGCCTCGCAGCCAGACTCGCAGGATGGGAGAAACGCCAGTCGGCCGCATGGCTCCCGTTCATCGGCACATGCGTCCACGAACGATTCGAACACCTGTTCAACAAGCGCAAGGACGAATTCACCGTGCCAGACGACGATGGGGGAGAACCATGGGCCGTGAAACGCTTCGAAGCCGAAAGACACGTCGACGTCGGCGCAATCCACGGACTCCACGGCCATCAGAAAATCCACGGCAGCATCGACCTGTACGACGCGCAAAACAACACGACAATCGACTGGAAAATCACCGGCACAACCACGATCCGCAACGTCAAAGCCAACGGGCCAAGCCAACAATACCGCATCCAGGCGAGCCTGTACGGCATCGGATTGGAAAACGACGGCGAACCATGCAAAAAGAACGCCATCTACTTCCTGCCCAGGAACAATGTCAGTCTGGCCGACGCACTGCCAATCGAATTCGACTTCGACCCGAAACCCGGCAAATGGGCTTTAAGCCGCGCGCAGCTCATCGTCAACCTCCTCGACCTCATCGAACAGGAGGACGGCGTCGAAATGCGTGACGCGTGGATACACGCCCTGCCGACCAGTCCGACCCACTGCTTCCAATGCGGCACATGGCCGGACGACCAGCTCGGCGACCTCGCCGAAATCAACCAAAGCCAATATCCGGCATTGCCGGACAAATGGGGGCAGCTCGTCGGGCTGCTCGAATCCACCTACAACAACAAGCAGAAAGGTAAAAAACACAATGTTCGGAACGAATAATTACGGTGGCGGATTCACCCAGCAAGGCGGAGCCAGCTACCGGCCACAACAGGCGCAGCAGCAGTCCGCCGAAGCGTTGAGCCTAGACGACGTGATGCAGGGCGGAGCGCCCAGCGCGTTCAGCAAGGACGATCCGATCGGCACCAGCGTGGAAGGCGAAATCGTCGAAATCCGCGCGGAACAGCAGACAGACTTCACCACCGGCGAACCACTGTTTTATCCGAACGGCAAGGCGAAACCGCAGGTCGTCATCCACTTGCAGACCAGCCTGCAGGACCCCGACAGGGTCGGCGACAGCGGCATCCGCGGCGTGTACGTCAAAGGCTACAACATCGGCCAATTGCGCCTCGCATGCCGTCAGGCCGGAGTCGGCGACCATCCGAACGTCGGCGACCATCTGAAAGCCACGTTCGCCCGCACGCAGCCAGCGAAGACCCGCGGATACAACGATGCGAAGATCTACGACTACGTCGTCACGCCGAAGAAACAGTCCGATCTGAACGCGGCGATGAACGACCCGCAGGCAGGACAGCAGCAGTATGCGCCACAGCAGCCACAACAGTCCGCTTACGGCCAGCCGACCGGATTGACCGCGAGCGACAGGCAGACCATAGGCCAGCTTGCAGCGGCAGGAAAGAACGCGCAGGAGATCGCAGGACTCCTCGGCAAGCCGGTCGAACAGGTCACTAACGCGCTCGGCGCAGGAAGCAGACAAGAGCCTGAATTCTAGGCCGGTCATGAATTCGACAGCGTCCGCCTCGGACACGACGACGGCGGACGCTTGTTCCAAACATGACGAGTTTCTTCGAGAGGAAACCTATGGAAATGGCACAGGTGTGCACAGTGGAACAGCTCCCATCATCAAAAAACGGCACATGTGCCATTCTGTGCCAAAGCTTTGGCACAGTGAAAGTGCCGGAATTTCAACCATATATAAACAAACAACCAATGTTCCATTGTTTTTTATATATGTATTTATTTTGTTTGTTTTGTGTTGTGTGTTATGGGCGTGGAACGGCACAGCGAAAAAGGAGGTGAAAAAATGAGGGACTATCGCCAATACCAGCCGATACCAACCGAAGACCTGCCAGCAAAATTCGCAGGAATCTTTCACATGCTCGCACTCACCTTCACGCCGGCGAACGACCACACGATCGTCACGACCATCACCGGCCACAATCTTGAGCTCGTCTGCCAAGGCGGCACTGAGGAAGACCACCGCAAAAAAGAGCCCGTCGTCGCGGCGGGCTACCAGAAAGCCATATGGGAACTCCGCGAAGGCCATCTTCGCTACTGTCCGTCACAGGACAGGCTATGGCGCCGCGATCCAGACATGGCCGACCATGAAGGCGAACGACTGCTGCTCAACAGCTGGCATCCAGTGAAGACCATCGAGGATGAATACCATATCGGCGGCAACGCGCGCAGCAGCGAACGCAATCCGCTCTACTCGGCAACGATCCTGCGCGAGGCGAAGCGGAGCCAATGGTTCGACCAAGTCGAACGCGGCGTGCGCTGCGACCCCTGCGTGTGGGTGCGCCGTGATGGCAAAGTCGTTTGCCTGCGGGATGAGCCGGACATCGCCGTCACACAGACTTTCTCGCCTGCCGGCATGGGCAATCAGGCGTTGAAGGACGCTGAACGGATACTCAGATGGATCACCGTCGACGAGAGGTCCTATGCGAATCTATGCCGCATGTTCGCAACCCCATGGCTGGAACCATTCAAACAACTGTCCTATGTGTTGTCCGGGCATGGCGGTGACGGGAAGACGCTGATCGCCCGCCAGGCTTTGCTTGGCGTGTTGGGCGTCGGCAAGGTGTTTCCCGGTTTCAGCGTGCAATCGTACTGCGCTGGCGGTGGATATACGCTTGGCCGCGAATCGATGAATGATGAGATGGACGGCAAAGCTTTCGCCGTTGATGACGAGGCCTGCGCGGTCACTGAGGACATGTTGCCTTTACTGCGCGCGTTGTCGACCGGCTCGCAGGTCAATGCCCGCGTCACCGGCGGTCGTTATCGCGTGATGACGCCATCTGCGACGTTGCTGATTCTGACGAACATGCAGTTCGCGGATTCCGGTGAGAATTCGGACGTGCGACGCTTCATCAAGGTGGAATTCCACCAGTCGAAGGGTCGTTCGTATGACGAATATCATGCGATCGAGGGATTCTGCAAGCATCATCCTGCCGCGTTTTTCGTCCTGTCGTGCCGTCTGTGGGAGAGGTCGGACGCGCCGGAAATCGTGAATCTGAGTCCTGCCCGCAACATCTCGGATGAGATGTATTGGCTGATCAGCGAAATCGCGTCGAACGAAGAGCAGTACGGTGACCCGGTTGCCGTGAAAGGCGACTACCGCAAGGAATTCCACACGACCATCCCTCAGTCCCTTATGGATGTGCTTGGTCTGGAGAACGCGCGTTCTCGCGCATTGCCTGGCAAGGGACAGCCTCGTGTCGTCCGTGTCGTTAACCGTGATCGTTTCGACGTGTATCGGAATTCCGCTCTTAACGACGAAACCAGACCGGAAGATAACTGGGTGCAACGTGCATTGTCGAAGCCGTCTCGTGACAGTCTGCTCCCGTTGGATGATGTGGGCGATTGTCAGGATCTGGCCGGAATCGTCGAATCGGCGTTGGACGGCCATGTCGGTTTCGCTCCATGCGAAGGCAAGGCACGAAAGGCCGGAGGTCCGGTCGACGGGAAGGTGTCGTTGTCGTGGAAGCGGTTGAATCCGTCCGACGATAGCCACGTGGACGCATCGTTTATCACCGGTCAGATGAGCAGGTATGCGGTCGTGCCGCTCGGCGACTGTTTCGTCATCGACTGCGACAAGCCGACCGAGGATGGCGAGCCTGACGGCTGGCAGTGCTTGCAGGCGTTGACCGGCGACTACGGTACCGATAATCTGCCGGCCACGTTGGTCACGAAAACGCCGCATGGCGTGCACCTGTACTATCGCATGCCGGCCGGCATGGATATCGGACTGTTGAAGAACGCGGTGCATGAGCAGAATCTGCCGATTGATCTGCGTGTGAGCAATAAGGGTTATGTGCTTGGCCCCGGCAGCGTCATCGACGGCAAACGGTATGAGCTGGTGGATCTGCCTGCCGGCGTGGTGCCGGAGGCGAGTGAGGCGGTCATGCGCATGCTCAAGGATTTCGGTTACACGAGCGAGCCGAAGCCGGACGCGCCGCAAATGAGTCTGGACGATGTCATGGCCGACAGGCGTGCCACGTCGATTTCCAATGGCATGCCGGATATGACGCCGGTGCCGGAGGGCCAACGCAATAGCACGCTGCATGCGTGGGCTTACGGGCGTTTCAAAAATCATCCGGAAAACGAACATCAGATCCACGATGACCTGCTGAAGCGCGGTAGGGATAGTGGATTGGCCGATGCCGAACTCGACCAGATCTGGAAATCAATCAAACGAAGCCTCAACTAAGGAGGAACACCATGGTAACGAACGTGAGTGAAAAAGACAAAGCATTGCAGGAAGTCATCGACTGGTGCGAACAGCTAGAAGTGGAAGGACTGAGATTAGCGAACGCTCTTCTGATGCAGCATGAAATGGACGCATACGGTGTCGTGAAGGGACAAATCAACGCATACGAAAAGACAGCCGACCACTGCCGTTCCATGCTCGGCTACAGCGGCTCCATGCCGTCCGAAGTGCCTAATCAAATCGAGGACACGAATGTGAAGGCGGTAGACAGATGAACAAGACGATCAGGTATGTGGAATGCGCGCATTGCGGAGAACGTGTCGGAGCATATTACGTGACCTGCCCATACTGCGGCTACAGGCTCGTGGAGGCGTCCGACGGTTTTTGGAAGCGACTGATGGGATGAGCAGGAAACCGCCACAGTGGATGCGCCGGTTCGCTCCGGAAGGCAATCCGGCGCATCTCTTTCCGGTCGTGTGCTCATGCGGCCGGTGGATTTTCAGCGAAAGGGACGTGGTCTGGCAATCGTGGGACGCGGGAATCATCGAAGGTGACGACCTGGTCACTGCGATCATCCTTGACAGGCCGCTTATACGCATCCGGCACGTGTCCCACATGGACATCGTCAGATTGGAAACCGTCGCCGGACCATTAGGCATCAGTCCGGACGGCCAATATTTGGGCGCGCACGAATGCGGCCTGATGCCCGTCAGCGTCAAGCCGGCGGAAGTGGGCGACAACGGATTCCATTATTCGACGCTTCCTGGTTTTCCGAAAATGCGGCCGGTGCCCGGCAATCCTGATCCGTGGGCCGGACTGCCGGTGGATGACCTATCGGATTTCGGATGGCCGCAATCCGAAGACAGCGAACAGCAAACACTTTTCTAACAAGGAGAAATCATGAAACACGACGAACCGGAAACCATGTACAGCCTGGAATGGTTGGAACACGAGCGCCGCAAAGCATGGCAGGAAGGCTACGCCGCCGGATGGAAAGACCAGGAATGCGACTTCCCGCAATATACAAGCGAAAACCCATATCTGGAGGCCACCAAATGAAGAAAATCCTTGAGGAAATGATCCTGAAATGGCATGAGGACGGTATCACCCTGGAAGAAACCGCCAGACTCGTACCGCAAGTGCCAAAAGCCGAAATCACCGCCATAATCCACCAGCACGACAAGGAGACCAGACTTTGACCGACTGCCAGCACTGCCACAAGCCCATGAAACCGGCCGCCGCGAACCTGCTCTGCGCCAGCTGCCGTGAAACCTACTGGCAGCTGATCCGCCAACTCGGACACGTCCAACTGCCCGCCCTGCGAAGCATCATGCTCCGACAGGCCCGCATCGGCACCCCAACACACACGCCAAGCCGAGGCAACGCGCCAATGCCAATCGACACCCACGCTCAACAGCTCATAGCCGAATCGGAAGCCTGGCTAGCCGAACAGGCAGGGAAAATCAGAACGGCATACGCTGGATTCGACTGGCGGAAAGCATGGTACGCCATCATCAGCAACCGGCACACCATCCTCAACATGAGCACCGCCGCCGACGACTACGCCAGCCTGCAACACATCGTCCGACGCAACGAACAAGCCCTCACACCAGAAGAAGAGCTCATAATCCTCGGCACCTGCCCAAACTGCCACAGCATGCTCACCGGCACGCCAGAAGCAGAATCTGTCACCTGCCAGCACTGCCGCACCGAATGGCCGGCACCAGCAATCAAAGCAGCCCGAGACGAAAGACTCTGGCAAGTGCAAATCACCGGCACACCCAGCGACGCGGCCAAAGAGCTGAAACGATACGGCCTGACCGTATCACGCAACCTCATCAGCCAATGGCTCAAACGCGGCAAACTGTCGCACGCCACGCCGACAGAACACAAGCGGCAGTACACGTTCAACCTCGGCGAGTTGGCCGCACAACTTGACTGTCACCGTTGAAATGCTATACTGTCGTATGTTCGTAGAATGGTTCAGCCAGAAAATGGTTGGACCATTTTTCATATTCAGCTTCGGTAGCTCAGCGGTTAGAGCACAAGGGATAGCACAGATACCTAGGACGGATACCTTACCGGCCATGGCTTCATGATTCTTTGCGAATGCCCGTAATCAGAGATAGTGCATCCCACACCATGCGCTGGTTCGACTCCAGCCCGAAGCACCACAAGGCGGTGATCGTATGCCAGGAAGAGCACGCAAGACCAGCCGCCAATTCGAAAAAGACAAGGCCGCATTCTTCAACCAATGCAAGGCACAGCATGCAGTCTGCTGGCTCTGCGGCATGCCGATAGATTATTCAGCACCGAAGAACACAAGCGATGACAGCTTCAACCTCGACCACCTCTACCCAGTCTCGAAGCACCCCGAACTCCAATTCGACCCAGCAGGCTTCAAACCAAGCCACACCAGCTGCAACCGACTAAGAGGTAACAGTGACCCGCCCGCACCAATCGGCACACTCTCAAGACAATGGATAACAACAGCATGAGCAAGGAGACAATGATGCCACAGCAGCCAGTCACGCTAGAGCTCACCGCCACAATCAGCGACAAGACATTCCCAATCAGCTCATTCACCGTCAACATCCCAATCAACGTCACCCACAACGAAGTCAACACCTTCAAGGTCGGAGACACATACACCACACTCATCACTCCAAAACCACCAAACACAGACGAACTCATCACACGATTCACAAACGCAATCAAAGCATTCAAAACAGCATTCGAAACCAACCCCGACGGGGTAGGGGCGGTGAAATCCTGAAAACCACCCCGAACCGACCCACGTCCCGCGTGGTTGGTCTTCCTCTCCCCGCTGCGTTCGGTACCCCATCGCGCGCGTGAGGGGCGTTAATGATGAAAGGAGAAGGTGACGATGAATCTTGAGGTGCGGGAGTTCCCGATTTCCGAACTCCACACGTATCGTCGTAATCCACGTCGCGGTGACGTGGATGCCATCGCATCCTCTCTGCGCAAGCGTGGCCAGTATCGTCCGATTGTGGTGAATATCGGCACGAACGCTTCGAAGCAGATGGAGATTCTAGCCGGCAATCACACGTATCTCGCTGCGAAGCAGCTCGGCTGGAAGACCATTCAGGCAACCACGGTCGATGTTGACGACGATCAGGCTGCACAGATCGTGCTGGCTGATAATCGTCTAGCCGATTTAGGTGGCTATGACGAGGCTGATTTGGCTGTCATCCTCCAGTCGGTGTCCGACCTTGAGGGCACTGGATATTCCGAGGATGATTTGAAGACGATTCTTGCATCCGCAGGCAAGCCGTCCATATTGAATGACCCCGATGATGCGCCAGACGTGCCCGATGATGCGCCAGACGTGCCCGATGATGGCAAGACGTTCACCAAGGAAGGCCAGATTTGGGAGCTAGGCGACAGTGTTCTCGCCGTCGGCTCCTGCACTGATGACGCTCTCGTGGACAAAGCGTTTTTTTGGGGGGCAGGCGGATTGCGTCTGGACTGACCCGCCGTATGGCGTCTCGTATGAAGGCAAGACGAAGGATAAGCTGACCATTCAGAACGATTCCGGCGTGGATTTCCAGGAGGTAGTCGCCGACGCCTTCCTTCAGATAGTCCGATGCTCCAAGCCTGGCACTCCGGCATATGTGGCTCACTCCGACACGGCAAGGCCGTTCTTCCAGGAGGCGTTCGAGGCCGCAGGCTGCATGTTCCGGGAGAACCTTGTCTGGGTAAAGAACACCATCGTCCTTGGTCATTCCGACTACCAGTGGAAGCATGAGCCGATTCTTTACGGGTTCACTCCCGGTGGCACCGGAAGGCTTGGCCGTGGCGGCGACCACTGGTACGGCGATAACAAGCAGGCCACGGTATTCGAGTTTGACAAGCCCTCACGCAACGCGGAGCACCCGACCATGAAGCCAGTCGGGCTTATCGAGGCGATGATAAGCAACTCATGCCCGCCTGGCGGCACCGTTTTCGACCCGTTCGGAGGATCGGGAAGCACTCTTATAGCCGCATATGATTTGAAGATGCGCGCCGTGCTTTGCGAGCTTGACCCTCGATATGGCGATGTCATCTGCCGACGTTTCCAAGAGCACACTGGCATCATTCCACGCTGTGACGGCAAGGAGCATGATTTTACCACTGAGTGAGGTGTCCGATGCCTGCTGACAAGGACAGGAAAGCACTGAAGCTGTTCTCCGCTTCCATGAGCATTGCCGAGATTCGTGACGAGCTGGGGTTCCGCGACGTTAAGTCTGCCGAGAACGCGATCCGTCGCGTTTTGAAGGAGAATCAGCGTGGTAAGGATGTGGATACTGAGCGGCAGGTGGAGCTTGACCGCTTGGATAATCTTTATCGCGCAGCGTATCCGCGTGCGCTCAAGGGCGACGCGAGGATGATTGACAAGTGTCTTTCCATCGGCGAGCAGCGCATGCGTCTGCTTGATGCTCCAGAGAAGCGTGAGAATGGTCTGCTGCAGGCGTATGAGAAGACGATCGATGGGCTGGGGGAGTCTATCGGAGATGCTGACACGGCTCTTGTGCAGTCCGGTCGTATGATTTGTGCGCAGATCGATTACGCGGTGGCGCATGGTACTGGGGTGGAGGTGACGAAGGCCCTGTATCTGGTGCCGCATTTGATGAATGTGCTCACGCAGCTTGGTGCCACGCCTTCTTCTCGTAACGCTTTGGCTGGCGAGGCTCGGCAAGCCACGTCTAATACCGCTTCGTTATCTTCCAGTTCGAAGATCGTGCAGATGGATGAGTTTATGAAGCGTTTCGGCTGAGGAGGTTGCGATGGCGTCTGAGAATCTTACGGTTTTCGGTGCCATCGACGATGAGAGGCATGGCGTGACCCTGCCGCGCATCTTCACTCCGCCGCTCAGGCCGTTGACGAGGGAGACGAGCAATGGTTTCGCGGTGATCGCGTTCGCGGAAATCATGCTGCACGTGCATCTCTATCCGTGGCAGCAGTGGCTGCTCGTCCATGCGCTCGAACTGCTGGAGGATGGCAGCTATCGTTTCCGCAAGGTCATCGTGCTTGTGGCCAGACAGAACGGCAAGACCACGCTGATGGGCGTGCTGGCCGCATGGTGGCTGTTCGTGGACTCCAACAAGCATCCCGACCGAGTGCCGCCGGTGAAATTCCTCGTGGTCGGTGCCGCGCAGACATTGGACAACGCGAAAGGTCCTTACAATCAGGTCAAGGAATGGTGCAATCCTCAGCCTTCTACCGACGAGGAAGCGGATCTGGTGATTCCGGATCTCGCCGCGATGACGCAGAAATTCGTGAACACGAACGGCGAGGAAGCGATCATCACCCGCTCGAAGGCGCGGTACATAGTCCGTGCCGACAAGAACATTCGAGCCAAGTCGGCGGCGCGTGTCGTGTTCGATGAGTTGCGTGAGCAGCATACGGACGATGGCTGGAATGCGGTGTCGCAGACCACGAAGGCCGTCTGGTCGAGCCAGTTGTGGGGCATTTCGAACGCTGGCGATTATCGCAGCGTCGCGCTTCGCAAGCAGGTGGACAAGGGCCGAAAGCTTGTTGACGAGTGGACGCGTCTGAGTGCAGACGGTGGCAATCCGGCCGACGTGTTCCTGTCCGGCGAACAGGACGGCAGCTTCGGATATTTCGAGTGGAGTGCGCCTGACAAGTGTCCGGTGGATGACGCCGATGCTATTCGCCAGGCGAATCCGTCGCTCGGCTATGGGCCGATGACTGTTATGTCGGTTCGGTCCGATATCGATGGCATGACCGAGGCCGCGTTCCGTACGGAAGTCCTGTGCCAGTGGGTCACGGCTGACATCATTCCTTTCATCAACCCGAAAATGTGGGCCAGCGGCATCGACTCGCGTTCCACGATTCCGAATGAGAATCGAGTGGTGCTGTCCGTGGATACGAGCGCGGACAGGAAGACCACGTATGTGGCCGCAGCTGGAATGCGTGCGGACGGTTTGCCGCATGTGGAGTTGATCGCTCGCCGTGACGGCATGCTGTGGGTGCCGCATTATCTCGACCTGCTGCAGGAGCGTTGGCCGCATATCACGGAGATCGCCGTGCAGGGCAAAGGCTGTCCGGCAGTGGACTTCATCGACCCGCTCGCCGAAAAAGGGTGGACGGTGCATCTCATCGAAGGCTTCCGCCTCGGCGCGTGCTGCGGCCGCTTCCTGGACCGTGTGCGCGAGGGCAAACTACGGCATCTTCCGCAGCCCGCCATCGAACAGCAGGTTCCCGTGGCCGTGTCACGGCGTCTTGGCGAGGTCGAGGTGTGGGACCGCACCAAGTCCGCATTGCAGATTTCCGGCTTGGTGGCCGAATCGCAGGCATTGTACGCCTTGGAGACCATGCAGGCCGTGGATGTCGAACCGGCGAAGGCTTCCGCCTATTCGGGGCATGGATTGATGATTCTTTGATTTTTTGAAGCGATTGGAGGTGCCTTATGGGCCTTTGGAGCGCCTTGAGGAACGTTTTCCAGCCGCGCTACAGCATTTCCTTTGATTTGTCCGACCAGATGGCCGTGATTCAGGGTCAGACGGAGGCCGAGCTTTTCAAGACACAGCCGCATTTGCGTACCGTGATTACTTTCCTGGCGCGGAATGTCGCTCAGGTCGGCTTGAAGGAATTCGAGCGTGTCAGCGATACGGACAGGCAGCGTGTGACCGATGATGTGCTGATAAATCTGCTGAAGCAGCCGAACGGCACGATGACGGGCTATGAGTTGATGCGTCAGCTTGTGGCTGACTTGGCGCTTTACGATAACGCCTACTGGGTTGTCATGCAGACGCCTGATCGGGATGCCGATAAGTTCGGTAGCTGGCAGATTCAGCCGATTCCGCCATGCTGGGTGCAGGCGAAGCGTGATGGCAGTGTGTTCCAGCCGGCCTATTATCGCGTTTATCCTAATTTGGGCACGTCATACTATGATGTGCCGGCCGACGACATGCTTGTGTTCCACGGGTGGAATCCGGACGACCCGACGCAGGGCGTTACTCCCGTGAGGGCCTTGAAGGACATTATCAGCGAGCAGATTCAGGCATGGTCGTATCGCACTCAGGTGTGGAAGCGCGGCGGCCGTATCGGCAGCGTGCTGGTGCGTCCGAAGGATGCGCCGGAATGGAATGACGCCGACCGCGAACGTTTCATGCGCGGGTGGAAGGAATTCACCGACAAGGGAGCGCAGGCCGGTGCCACGCCATTGCTTGAGGATGGCATGGAGTTGAAGCGTTTGGGCTTCAATGCTCGCGAGGAGGAATTCAGCGAGGTCACGAAGCTTTCGCTGTCCACCGTCGCAAGCGTCTACCACGTCTCGCCTGTCATGGTCGGCATCCTTGATAACGCAAATTTCTCAAATACCAAGGAATTCCGCAAGATGCTGTATTCCGAGACGCTTGGTCCGACCATGCGCATGATCGAGGACAGGATAAACACTTTCCTCGCTCCGAAGGTCGGTGCGCCGGACGCGAATTACATCGAATTCGACATCCGCAGCAAGCTTTCCGGCGATTTCGAGGAGCAGGCCAGTGTGATGAGTACTTCGGTGGGAGCTCCGTGGATTACGCCGAATGAGGCGCGCGCCAGTCAGAATCTGCCGCGCGTCGATGGCGGTGACGAACTGGTTGTGCCGCTCAATGTCACCAAGGGCGGCCAGTCAAGTCCGCAGGATGGAGGTGACCCGTCGCGTCCAGCCGACGGTTCGGCCATTGAATCGGATGACGGCGAGAAAACAGCCGTCATCGTCAATACTTGGCATGACCGCCTGGAGAAGAGCGTCAGATCACGTTTCGGCGCCGGTATGGGCGTCGATGACATCAAATGGCTCAAATGGCAGAACGAACTGCAGGCCGACCTGACCATCAAGGCCGGTTTGGGGCAATTCGATGCCGGTGTGAGGGCATTGCAGGAGACGGAGGACATGCGAACGCATTTCAAGGAGGTGCATGATGCACTTTAAGGATTTCGATTGCCGATTCAAGGCAGACGGCGAGGACGCGGCGCTCAAGGACGGCGAATTCATCGCCTACCCTTCCACTTTCACCCGCGAACCCGACTGTTACGGTGACGTGGTGGCGAACGGCGCGTTCGACAAGACGATCAAGGCATGGCAGGACAGCGGCAACACGCTGCCGGTATTGTATGGGCATCGTATGGATGACCCCGATTACAACATCGGCGGCGTCGATTCGATGGGCGAGGACGATCACGGCTGGTGGATTAAAGGCCATTTCGACATGGACTCTCCGAAGGCCGCGCAGGTCTACCACCTGATCAAGGAAAAGCGTCTGACACAACTGTCCTTCGCATTCGACGTGGTGGACGAGGGCGAGGTTGAGCTTGATGACGGCACCAAGGCAAACGAACTGCGCGAATTGAAGGTGTATGAGGCATCCTTCGTCCCGATCGGCGCGAATCAGGATACCGGCATCGTGGACGTGAAGGACGCGCTGAGCCGGTTGAAGACCGGACGCCCCCTCTCGCAGAAGAATCTAGACATTCTCTCGCAGATCGCCGATGACCTGACAGGTCAGGCGAAGAAGCTCAAAGATTTCGTGGCTGAGAACACCACTCAGTCCGACAACAACAATGACAATGACCAGAGTGACGATGCGAAGGCATCGGATGCCGGTGCAGCCAAGAACGAGGAGCCTGAAGGGGTCAAGTCCGAGGAGCCGGACGGTTTTTCCGAAGCGGAAGCGTTGCAACTCGCAATCAAGATTGCCCGCATCGGGCGGAAAGGGGAGTGACCGCAATGGCATCTCTCAAGGAAAAGCGAGCCGCGCTTGTCAAGCAGCTCGAAGAGAAGCAGGGTCTGCTGGCCGCTGGCAAGGCGGATGGCGACACCATCGCATTCGTGAAGAACGCGCTGGCTGAGATCGAGGGCATCGACCGTCAGATGGACGGTATGAAGCAGACCGATGACCTGCTCACGCAGATCGGACAGCTCAATGCCAAGTCTGGCGTGCAGCATATCGGTGGCTCCGATGCCATCCATGCCAAGAGCGTCGGCGAATATTACGTCAAGTCCATGCAGACGGCGGGCTTTGACGTGAAGTCCGCCATCGCTCATGGCTACGAGGTCGAGTGCAAGGCGAACACCGACACCAATGTCGAGGGTGCGCCGTCTGCCGGTTACACGCCGTATCTGACCCAGACTGATACCGAGCCTGCTCGCCCGTATCAGCGTCCGCTGGTTGTGGCCGACCTGTTCTCTACCGGCGCCATCACCGGCACCGTCCTGCAGTATCCGGTTTTCGATGAGCTGGAAGGCAACGCCAAGATGGTCGAGGAGACCGGCGCAGCCCCGCAGGTCCATTGGAAGGACCCGACTTGGAAGCAGGACAAGATCGGCAAGGTGGCCAGCTTCTTCGGCATCAGCGAGGACATGATGGATGATCTGTCCTGGGTCATCGGCGAAATCAACGACGCCGCGCAGTATGACCTGAAGCTGCAGGAGGAATCGCAGCTGCTGTCCGGCGATGGCAGTGAAAACAATCTGACCGGCCTGTTCAACCGTGGAATTCAGACGATAGATAAGGATGAACTGTCCGACGCCGACCGTCTGTCCAAGGCGGCCCTGCAGATCACCACCACCACCAACTTCCAAGCCGACGCCTACGTGATGAACCCGCTTGACTTCTGGAAGCTGACCATCGCCAAGGATGCGAACGGCAACTACCTCAACCTGACCGATGGGGCCAAGCTTTGGAACATCCCGACCGTGGCCACCGCCGCCATCACCGAAGGCACCGCGCTGGTCGGCGCCTTCAAGAGCGCCAAGGTGCTGCGCAAGGGCGGTCTGGTCGTGAAGATGACCGACTCCGACACCGACGATTTCCTGCACTTCAAGCAGAAGTGCCGCGTCTCCGAGCGTCTGGGCCTGCAGGTCAAGTATCCAAAGGCCTTCGTGAAGGTCACTCTCGGTAAGGCGGCCTGATCATGACGCAGAAGTACGTGCGCTTCGCCACTCCGAAAGAGACGAACGTCGACAAGACACAGGACGTGGCGGAGCTTGTGGCGCTTGACGCCAAGGGCAAACCGGTCACCATCGGCGGTGCCGCCTCTCTTCCGGTGGCGAAGAATGTGCCAAAGGCAGCTTCTGACGCGCCGACCAAGCAGGAATTCGATGCGCTTATCGATTCTCTGGTGGCCGCTGGCCTGATGGCAGCCAAGTAAGTGATTGGGGGTGCGGCATGACTGCCGTGATTGGTGATCTGATTCCAAGCGCCGACTCTTTCCAAGTCGATGCCGGTTTCAAGATGAGGGCCGCTCAGGCTGCGATTCGCAAGTATTGCGGCTGGCATGTCGCGCCTTCCGTCACCCGCACGATTCGCTTGGATGGTCATGGCGGCGACTCGCTGCTCTTGCCATCCAAGCATGTGACCGCGCTCTCGAGCCTCAAGCTCGATGGCGTGGAGCACGTGCAGGACGCGCGTTTCGGCGAGGCTGGGAGCCTCGTGCTGGTCAATGGCGTCGCCTTCCCTGATCTGCCGGGGAGTGTGGAAGCGACCATCACTGATGGCTGGGATTTGGAGGATGTGCCGGAAGTGCAGATGATCCTGCTGGACATCGCGTCTCGTGTGATGCAGGTGCCCGGCACGGTATCCTCCCAATCCACGAATGGCTCAAGCGTCACCTACCGGTCGGGTTCCGATGGTGGCGTGCCTAACGTGGCGCTTTTCGATTCCGAGAAGCGCACGCTGCAGCCTTACCGCTTGTCGTGGGGGGTGAAGCCGTGACTTCCGCGTTGGATTATCTCGGCCATGGCTCGTCCTTCAGCATGCCGGGCGCCACCAAATGGCGGCGACTGCGTGCGAGGAAAGTCGATGACCCGTATTCCGGCGAGCAGGCTGGCGAGGACTGGTCCAATCCGGAAACTTTGGATTTCACCGGCGCCCTCGCCAGCTCCAGCAGCACGCGCACGCCCGACGGTCTGCGCGAGCATACCACGAGCACGGCTTACCTCACGTCTCCTGACACGTCCTTGGACATCATGCCGGGTGACAGGATTCGAGCGTTGCCGGATGACGGGCGATGTTGGGAGGTCAGCGGCTATCCGAGTCGTGACGCGAATGCTTTCGTGTCATGGCAGCCGACGGTCGAGATTCCACTATCCGAGTACAGGGGGTGACGTGATGGGTGTGATGGTCAAATTCAATGACCGTTATTTCGACGAATTGATGAATTCGGCTGGCGTCAAGGCCATGACCCGTCGTGCCGCCGAGAAGACGCTCGCATATGCGCAATCGCATGCTCCGGTTGATACTGGAGCGTATCGCGATGGCCTCCAAATCGAGGAGGTCAAGCACGCGCATCGAACCACATGCATGGTGGTCGGCACTGATCCGAAGACCCTGCTCGTGGAATCGAAGACTGGCAATCTCCGCAAGGCGTTGAAGGCAGGCAAGTCGTGACCATGGTCCTGCCACCGGATCTTGAGCTTTGGCTGTGCTCGTATCTGCGCGCACGGTTGAAATCGTCTTTCCCGACGATCATCGTTTCGAATCGTGAGCCGGACGATTACGACGGCTCACGGCCGCTCGTCGTGGTGCGTGATGATGGCGGATCGCAGTCGAATCGCGTGCTCTTCGACCGGAGCGTCGGCGTGACCGTGCGTTATGGGGCTCGTGCCGCTCCGAAATCCTGCCGTGACTTGGCGGCACGGATCTACGGCATGCTCACCGACCCCGATATTTGCTCGCTTGATGGTTCTCCGATCGCGGGCATTGATGAGGCTGGGTGCAATGGTCCGTATTTCGTGGCCGAGGACGCGAATATCGCCAGATGCTATCTGGCTCTCGAATTCTCCGCTATTGGAAAATTCCAATAATTCAATAATTCTTAATTTTTAGGCGTTGAAACGTTTGTTTCAGCGCCTTTTTTGTTTGAAAGGACAAAATATGGCAGCTGATTCAGCAGGCAATGACCTTAGCGCCGCGAAGATCGTGGTGACAAGCGCCTTCTACGTCGCACCTTATGATGCGACGCAGAAGCTGACCTCCAATCTCATCGCGCCGACCGTGGCCGACGTGAAGACCAGCTTGGACAAGATTTTCACCAAGGGTGGCTTCGTCGGCCTTATCACCGAGGATGGTGCCCCGCAGGACAGCCGTGACGCCGATGATGCGATCAAATTCCACCAGCCTGGATATTCGATTAATGGCAAGGCGTCGCTGACCACGCAGTTCACCGTGGCCGAGGATAACGACATCACGCGCCAGATGACCATCGGCAAGCCGGACTCCAGTGGCGTGTATCACGTGACCGATGTGATTCAGGACGGCAAGTGGTTCTGTTATCAGGAGACGGTGTTCAAGAACGGCACGCACCGCCGCCGTCTGGGTGTCGTGAATCTGACCGGCAACGAGCAGGGTCAGGAGACCTCCGGCAAGAACACCGGTGACGCTTGGACCATCGAATGGATTCAGGACGACGCCTGCGATTCCGGCAACAGCAAGTATTTGGAGTCCTTCGTGACTCCGACTGTTTCATCCGGTCCTCATACCGATGGTCATCAGGCTGATGATTCCGAGTCTCAGCCGGTCACCGACTGACGTTGATTCTTCCCATCATGTGTTTCTTTCTTCCTTTCTTCGCATGTGCTGGGATTCTTCCTCTTCATCCAGTGAAGCAAAGGAAAAATTTTTAGTCGTTTGAAAGAAGGAAGAAATGACCAAGAATGTGATGCCCTCCGCCGCCGATTTCGGAGCCTGGACTCAGGAGGACGAGGAGAAGGCGCTTGAAGCGTCGGCCGAGCGGATGAAGGTGAAGCACCTCATCAAGGACGACGGCGTGTGGTTCCTCGCACCGCACGGCCACATTTACAAGCTGCCTCTGAATCTCAGCATCGATGATTTCGTGCGCCTGTCCGACCTGCAGTCCAACACGGAGCAGATTCAGACTTTGAAGGATATTCTCGCGGCTTTTGCTGGCGAGGATGCGGCCAAGGAGTTGGCGAAGGAGCCGGCAATGGTTCCATTCAACATCCTCAACGATTACGGCGAGGTTTTGGCGAAGATTCAGGGTGTGGAATTGGGAAAATCGTCGGCTTCTGCCAGCTCCTCCAAGGAGACGGTGGCAGTCGAATAAGGGCTGATTTCGCGGCTCGCGGGTGGAGTCTGCAGGCTGATTTAGGCGGCAGACTCCGCTACTGCGACGCGATCGCATTGTGGGAGAACCTTTCGGCCGACCCGAACACTTACACCGGCATGACTGCGGTGCATATGGTGCTGCCGATGGATGCGACGGCTATCATCACCGCGATTCAGGCTGGCGGCACGTCGATTCTTGGCGACCTCGCGCCGGAAAAGGCTGGGGAGAAGCATGTCGAGGTGGCCGATGAGGAGCGTCGTGCGGCTTTGGCGTCGATGAGCAGCATCTTCGGCTTCAAAAAAACAAGTGAATAGAGGAGGCTGTCATGGCTGGCGGTAGCGAGCTTGGATCCGCGCATGTGAGCATTTTCCCGCAGATGAAGGGCTTCCGCCAGAATGTGGCCAAGGAGACCGGCAAGGCCGTCTCCGACATGAAAAACTCCTTCACGAAGGGCTTCAATGGCGCGCAGCAGGGCAAGCAGATCGGCAGCGCCTTCAAAAGCGGTTTCAACAGTGGTGCGGCCGAGCTGAATTCCGAAGCCCTGAAGTCCTTTAAAAAGGACGTGGCGCAAGCCTCGCAAAAGAATACGGACGCCTTGCTGAAATTCAAGGCGGCTGGCGTGCAGGTGCAGGCCGCTCAGGAAAAGCTGAACGCGGCCACACAGAAATATGGCGCGGACAGCACGCAGGCTCAGGCTGCGGCCATCAAACTCGAACAAGCTCAAATCAAACAGAAGACGGCGGCTGACAATCTCAAGGCGGCGTCCGACAATCTCAAGACGGCGCAGGGACGGCTCAAGGACCTCGAAACGCAATTGGCGGACGAATCCGACAAGTCCAAGAATGCGTTCAGCCGTCTGGCGTCCGGCTTCACCTCAACGGCACAGCAGATCGTCGGCAAGATTCCAGGCGTGAACGCGGCGGTGCAGAAGATCAGTTCGACGGCTGGCGATGTCACGTCCAACATCAAAAGCAAGTTTTCGGCTGCTTGGAATGCTTTGCCGGAGGGTGCGCGTAATGCGGCCGCGAAGGCCGGTAATGCGTTGCATTCGGGTTTGAGCAAGGCTTCCGGGTTCGCTTCGAAGGCGGTGTCCGGCATCGGCAAGGCGGCTAAGGGCATGGCCACCGTCGTGTCCGGCGCCGCTGCCGCCGCTGGCGGATATCTGGTGAATTTCGGCAAGCAGGCCGTGGATGCGGCTCTCAAGGCCGGTGAGGTGACCGCGAAATTCCAGCAGGTCGCCAAGAACAATAACTGGAGTGATGAAGAGCAGAAGTCGCTGCTCAGCCTGAATAAGACGCTTGGACAGACCGGCGTCATATCCGGTGGCACACTCAAGGCCGCTCAGGCGCAGTTGGGTACTTTCGCGCTGACCGCCGATCAGGTCAAGACTTTGACGCCCGCTTTGGCGGACATGATAGCCAACAACAAGGGCTATAACGCGACGGCTCAGGATGGCGTGCAGATCGCGAATCTGCTCGGCAAGGTCATGACCGGCAGCGCTACCGCGCTGAGCAAATATGGCGTGACCATGACGGACGCGCAGAAAAAAGTCCTTCAGGAAGGTAGCGCGTCCGAGAAGGCCGCCATGGCCGCGAAGGTCCTGGAAGCGAATTTCGGCGGCATCAACAAGGCCCTGGCGGACACGCCGCAGGGCAAGATGACCATCCTACAGCATGAGATTGCCGGTTTGAAGACTTCGGTCGGCAATGATCTCATCCAGGCTTTCGGTGGTGTCGGTGGCGCTGTCATCAAGATGGTGCAGGCCGTCGAACCGCTCATCACCGCGCTGTTTGACAAGATCGCTCAGCTGGCGCAGAAGATCGGCCCGCCGCTTGAAAAAGTGTTCGGCGCTGTCGCTGACAAGATCAGCAAAATCAATTTCAGCGGCTTCACGGGCCAATTGTCTGGATTGTCCGGCCCTATCGCAGCCGTGACTGGTCTGCTTGGCGCGGCTGGTCTTGGCGGCGCTTTGAGCGGATTGAGTGGCGTGCCGGTGATTGGCGGATTGCTGTCGAAGTTCGGCGGCGTCCTGAGTGGTCTTGGTGGTCCTGTCACTTTGGTGATTGGCGCTCTGGCCGGCCTTATCGCCACGAGCCCGCAATTGCGCAGCGAATTCGGCACGATGCTGCAGAACGTTTTCGTCAGCTTGCAGCAGGCATTCCAAATGCTTCAGCCGTCGATTCAGACGCTCATGACGGCTTTGAGTCAATTGGCGGCAGCTGTCATGCCGGTAATCACCAATCTCGTCGGCCAGATAATCCCGTTGCTGACGCCGATAATCTCCACGCTTGTGGGTGCTTTGGTGCCGGCCATTCAAGGCATTCTGACCGTGGTGACCACCGTCATTCAGGCGATAACTCCGGCCATCCAAGGAGTCCAGCCGGTTGTCACGGCGGTGGTCGCGGCCATCACGGCTGTGATTCAGGCGCTCATGCCGGTCATCTCGCAGATCAGCAGTCTCATCACTGACGTGGTGGCTGCCATCACGCCGGTGATTCAGGGCCTTGAGCCTTTGGTTACGACGGTGGTGCAGGAGATTACCAGCGTGATTCAGGCTCTGGTGCCGGTGATTCAGGCTCTCGCGCCTTTGGTGTCCACCATTATTTCCGCGATTGTCGGCTTCATTAGCTCGACGCTTCTGCCGACCGTGCAGGCCATGCTGCCGTTCATCCAGGGCGTCATCAACGGGATCGCTTCGGTCGTCAGCGGCATTGTCAATGTGATCCAGGGCGTCATCAACATGGTGACTGGCATCATCAACGGCAATTGGTCGCAGGCGTGGAATGGATTCAGGCAGATCGTGCATGGTGCCGTACAGGGCGTGCTTGGCTTCCTTGGCGGCATCGGCAGCGCCATCATGGGCTGCTTCTCCGGTGCTGGCGCATGGCTGTGGAACGCTGGCGCGAGCATCATCAATGGTCTGCTCAATGGACTGAGATCCGCATTCGGCCGAGTGAAGAGCTTTGTGAGTGGCATAGGCGATTGGATTGTCAGGCATAAGGGTCCGCTCAGCTACGACAAGGTGATGCTTAAGCCTGCTGGCTTGGCGATCATGCAGGGCTTTGACAAGAGTCTCAAGGCTGGCTGGAAGGACGTGCAGCGCACCGTGAATGGCATGAATGCGCAGATCAATGGCGGTTTCGACGTGGATGCGTCGAAGTCGGGGCGCGCGAATGTCAGCAATGGCGGTGGTTCGACCACGTATGTCCAGCAGACCTTCAACTATCCGGCGATCGCTCCGACGAGCATCAGCACGCAGCAACGATTGCAGACGGCGGCGATGCCGCAATGGTGACACACAAGTGAAAAGGGTGGTGCAATGATTCTCACGGATTATCTCATCAATGGTCAGCAGCTGACTGGTGAGCGTTCGAGTCTGATAGTCGGCACCACCCATTTCACGAGCATCAGCCCGCGTATTGATTCCGTGACGGTGAACGGCCGGTCCGGCGTCATGCTTCCGGCTGGGCCGGTGGCTTTCGATGCGCCGGAAATCACGTTGAAATTCATTACGGGCGGGCTTGATGCGGATACTTTGATGCACCGCTTTTATCGGCTCTGCCGCCTTGCGTCCGAGTTGACTCGTGTGGAGCGTGACGTGTCCACTGGTCTGACGCGACGCATGACCGCCAAGGCCGTGTGCACGTCCTGTCAGCCGGACGGTGACGAAATACCATGGAGCAATCATCGTGCCGCCACGGCGGTCTTTCAACTGCTTGACGTGTTTTGGCAGGGTGATTGGCAGATTGCCACGCTTCCCGCTGTGGGCGGTGTCTTGATTCATGGCAAGGCCAAGCCCGGCAGTGAGGGGTGGTATTCCAATGCTCCGCTGCTTAATCTCATCCTCCGTTTTTCGAACGTGTCGTCCGTGACGGTGACGGACCAGGTGACCGGCACGGATATCAAGTGGAGCGGGCCGAATGCGTCGAATCTTTATCTTGATGCTGGTAATCGTCGCGCATGGACCGCAGGCGGCAACAACGCTTGGACTGGCGGCACTGATGTGACGTCCGGCGTCAACTGGACGAGCGAACCGTTGCAGGTGTGGCCTGCCGTCGATTCCTGCAGCTACTCGCTGCAGGTTAAACAGTCCGGCGCGTCTGCTGTGACGTGCCGTTACAAACCTTCGTGGGAGTGATTATGGCTAAATCTTTGCATGCTCGTCTCGTGGCCTACAGGCCTTTCGGCGCAAGAATCGGAGTATTGGCGGAGCCGGTGAGCTTCAGCGCGTCCATGCTCCACGATGATGACGGCGCTATCTCGATCGAGTATTCGATGCTGTCGGGTGACGCTCAGGCATTCGACCGTGAGCTGACCGATGGCCTTGAAGTGGCCGTGGAAGTGTCGGACGGTAGTGGCTTCAAGGAGCCGGATAATGCGCGTTTCGTCATCACGGGCCGCTCCGGCAAGACCGATGACCGGACTCGCACCGTCACATACAGCGGACAGTCGATCAGCTGGCTGCTGAGCAAGGCGGAGAACAATGATTCTTCGCATCTGCTCGCGGATGGTGACAACAAAGGCAAGAGGCCATTCTATTCGTCGGATCCGGGTGTGATTCTCAAGACACTGCTCGACGAAAACAAGGCGCGTGGCGGCGTGGCCACCGGTCTGACGCTCGGCTTCGACACCGCCAAAGATTCGAATGGTGATGCCTGGAACAGAAAATACACTTTGTACTATTCGCTCGGCACGGATCTGCAAACGATCCTGTCATCTCTTGTCAATGGTGGCGGATGCGACTGGCGCACCACAGGTAGGACGCTCAAGCTTTGGAATGCGGACAGCACGGCGTTGAGTCGTGATCTGAGCAAGCAGGTCGTGCTCCGGCTTGCTCGTGACATCGGTGAGGCTCCATACGAGGAGAGCATCAGCGATTTGGCCAGCACGATCCTCGTGGAGGGTGACAATAATCTGCTTTTCCGTATGGATAATCCGGCTGCTCCTACGCCTTGGGGCAAGTGGGAGTCCTACAGCTCGCAGGGTGGCGTGTCCGACAAGGATACGGCACAGGCGTTCATGCAGTCCACGCTCGATGATGCGGCAAGGGTGCGCGGCCAGTACACGCGCAATCTCATCGTTTCCGACGTGGACAGTCTGCCGCTCGTCGACTATCATGCCGGCGATTGGATTACCGCGCCAACAGTCACTCACGGCGAGAAGGTGCGCGTGCAGGAAATCGACCTGAGCATGCGCCAGGGCGAGGGACTATCCGTCAGCATCGCACTGAACGACATCAAGTATGATGCCTCGGTCAAGCAGGCGAAGAAGATAAAGGGCATCACGGGTGGCGCCGCGTTGGCCGGCAGCGAGGGCGGCACGACCGCCTCGTCCGACCGTGACCATCGCGTGCCGGAGGCCCCGCAGGGACTTGTCGTGCAGACCGACGCCTATATAGGCTCGGATGGCTATGCGCATGGCTTGGCCACGGCCATGTGGTCCGCCGTGACCGAGGCGACCGACAATACGGCAATCGAGATCTCCAATTATTCGGTCGAGTGGAAACTGCACAAGGATGGCGCGCCCTGGCAGGCTGCAGGCAACACCGATAAGACGCAGCTTGGATTCGGTGGTCTTGACTGCGGAACCATGATAGAGATCAGGGTGCGCGCCGTGCCGACGTATTCAGATAAGCTCGGCGAATGGTCAGAGGTTTCCGTGATCACGGTCGAATCGGACACGACGCCATGCTCCGTGCCATCCAAACCGGCCGTCACATCGAAATTGGGCGTGGTGACCATCCACTGGGATGGCAGGACCGCAGCCGGCACGTCGATGGAATCGGATTTCGACCATATCGAGGTCGGTGAGGGTGCGACGGCATCCAGCATGAAGGTCGTGTCATCGACGCAAGCCGGTCAGGGAGACTACATCGTCGCCGGCCTGGGCATAGGCAGCCAGCACAGTTACGCGCTACGCTCAGTGGACCATGCCGGCAACAAGTCCGGCTGGTCGTCCATCGCCTCGGTGACCGTGGCCAGTGTCATCCCGCAGGAGACCTTGGATTCCATCAATCAGGACATCGCCAAGGCCGAGGCCGAGGCGAAAGCCGCGAAGACCACCGCAGACGGAAAAAACAAGGTGTTCACCCAGGCTACGGAGCCCGCGCATGCCGGATTGACAAATGGCGACCTGTGGCAGAAGCTCGACTCCAGCGGACACATCTCATCCGTCAACGTATGGAACGGCACGAAATTCACGGCCTACAGCCTCGTGGCCGACAGTCTGCTCGTCCCTGGCAGCGTGAATGGCGGCGTGCTCATCAAGGATGGCAGCATCGAGGCGAAAAACGTGCACATCGGCAACGGCGAAATTTTGACCGAGCTGCTTAAGGCTCGGAAGATTGTGACCGATGACGTTGAGGCGGGCCAGTTCAAGGGATATGTGTTTACCGGCGCGATATTCCAGAGCTCCGAGGCCGCGAACACTGGCGTGAAGCTCAATTCGACCGCCCTGCAAATGTGGGATTCCAACCATAAACAGACCGTCTATCTCGACGGCGAGGGCAAGTCGAACGTTCTGACGGGCACGTTCCAAACCCGCACGAGCGGGCACAGAATCCGAATCAGCCCGGATTACCAGTCGTATGCGATCAGTGGCTCGGAGACGTTCGTGGGCGACGGCATTGAATTCCCCGCCTACAACGGCTCGACCGGCTACTACCGGTATCCGGCCATCGCGTCGATTATCAAGTCGAGTGAGGTCGGCACGATGAGCGAGCTGGACTTGTGGAGCGGACATGTGGCAAAGAACGATCCGGGCACGCAGCTCCGACTCCAGTCGAGGCCACGGTCGATGGGCGCGACCGGCAGCGGCATCACCTCGAAGGCATACCTCTCAGCTAGCACGAACTGGGAAGAGGCGGACGCCAGCAAGAAGAGCAGTGCCATGCTCGACATGGAGGGCGTCGGCGGATCAGGCGCAAGCGCGTATTTGGAAGTGCGCAGCGATTCTGGATCGCTCTGCGAAATCGGCGTCAAGGCATACGGTGCGAAAGCGAAGACGTGGTGCACCGCGTCGGACGCGAACGGCGAGGTCGGCGTGGTCTCGGACATCAGCACCGGATACGTGTATCTTGGCGGCTATCTCGGCGGCATCAACGGCCGCCACACATTCCAAAGAACCAATTGGCGAATCTATACGAACGCGTCACTGCCTGCCGATTTCACGATCCCACAGACCACGTGGTCTTGGACGCCGGCGAAATACGGGCGCTACTACGGCGTGTGCAATTCCGATCTTGGCTGGGGGTCGATCTTCATGCACGTGTGCAACACCGGCGGCGCTGGATCGTTGCAGGTCATGGGATACAACGCCGGAAGCGGCACCTACAAGGGCGACATGTACGTTAACGCGTTCGCATGGCTCACAAAATAAGGAGGCACATTTTGCAAACGGTTTTCGAGGACGGCAACCTCATCATCAGAGCGGAAACGGAAGGTGAGCGGGGGCTTGTGTGCGGCATGGACGCTATCGCCGCATGGTGGGCGCTGCTCGGCACGACGAGCGTCGCCGAAACCTGCGCGGCCATGATGCAGGCAAGGGAAACGGCCGACTCGTACGATCCGCAGACAGGACGGAACGCGTACACGACCGCCTATGAGGGATTGGAATCGGCCTTGTCGGATACCGCGGCGGAATCCGTGTCCATGATGTCCGACAGTGGCGAGGTACAGGACGATCCGATGACGGCCGCACGCAACCGGACGAGGACGGCTTTGGGACTGCCATCGATCACCAACGATGCGGACGCGGCCGTCCAGACGGCCATGCTGTCGGATGAAGCGGCCAATGCGACGCCAACCACCGGCATCGACACGGATTGCGTGGACGCCAAGGCCATCGGAAGGCTTTTCGACACCGACGAAATGCGTGCTGACTTGGACGAATGCGAGGAACGATTCTTCGCTTCGCTCATGCCACCAATAAAGGAGGGATGATGCAGCAGATTCCTGCTGACGCGAACGAGGTGATCGGCCAGCTTTCCATGCAGGTCGGCCAATTTTCCAAGGAGATCGCGATTTTGAAAAGTCAATTGTCGGCGGCGATGAAACTGATCCCAGCCGACGTGCTCGAAGCCATGGGCAAGGAGGGACATTGACGAGGATACGATTTCGTTTCCGCACGCCGGATGGTCTGACTGACGGCGGCTCATCTCCACGTGGACTGGTGGTCTGCTCGCCGACGAGCCGCGTCGTCCAAAAGGATGAGAGCATCATGCTGCCGTTGCCGTTCGTGGCGCGTCTGCCGGACGACGGGAGCGATCTGGTCGTCTCGTTGCAGCCGACCGGCAGGGACTGGTGTTGGACCATCCGCGAGCAGGTCGGCGGCTACACGCATGTGCGGCGCGTGATCGTGCCGGACAGCGTGCAGACGTTGGATTACGCGACGCTTGGCGAGGCGTCGTGGGCTTCGTCCGCAACGGCTGGCGGTCTCGTGCACAGCATGCGAGTGTATTCCGGCGTTATCACGTTGGACGCGCATGTGCCCGCCGCCAGTCTGAAACCGTCCGATAACGTGACGGTCGGTGACACGTGCGTGGATTCGACGGGCAGGGTGTGGATGATAACCGGCCTTGTCGATTCGGACGTGGTGTTCGGCGTGGACACCGGGGTGACGCTCGGCGGCAAGGGCGAGCGTGGCGCGAGTTTTCTCAGCGGCATGGGCAGGCCGTCCGACCTGACGCAAGGCATCATCGGCGACACTTATATCGACCTTGAGACCGGTGACGTATATCAGCTTCAGCTCTGACTTTTCACAAATCTCATAAAAATAAAATAATTCGATTTCCAAGGAGGAATTACAAAATGGCATGGACTGCAACAGGCGGCAACCTTAAAGGACCCAAGGGCGATCCAGGTACGGACGGCGCGAAGGGAGATGCGGGCACGAGCCTGCACGTCGCCAACATCAGCGTCTCAAGCAACAGCGACGTGGCGACGAGCGTGCTCTCGCCATCTGCTCCGATTACGGTAGGAGATCTGATCTCCGACAACAACGGAGACTTATTCACGATCACTTCCATCGTCAACGAGACGACCGTCCACGTTTCCAACGTCATCAGCGGCGTGAGCTTTAAGGGACCGCAGGGTGAGAAAGGTACGGACGGAGCGCCCGGCAAGGACGGTACTGGTGTTACCATTCTCGGCTCGTATGATTCACTCGAAACGTTGAAAGCCGAACATCCAACTGGTAATGCAGGCGACGCTTATTTGGTTAACGGCCATCTGTACGTTTGGGATACGGTCGGCTCAGACTGGAAGGACGTCGGCACCATCCAGGGACCGAAGGGTGATAAGGGCGAACCCGGAACGGATGGAACGGATGGTACGCCTGGCAAGGACGGTCTCGGATGGTCCTATGGACACGGCGTGCCATCATCGACCGGAGTGCCGGTTGGCAGCCTATATCTCGACCTTGATACCGGCAACGTATATGCATTTAACGCCTAGGGGTGGAATATGACATGGTCCAATGTCGGAAATTTGAAAGGACCCAAAGGCGACGTGGGCGAGACCTCCGACGGTATTCCGCAGGGAGCGATCGTCTTAGCCTACAATGCCAGTCCAACGTATAAGTTACTGCAGGCAAGCGACGAATGGATCGAATCTGGGAATTTCACCATCGGAATAAACCGGCCAGCCTATGATAGCAGCGGCAATCCGACGCTGAATGATACCGGTTCAGGACAACGTCGGCTCGTCCTGTTCGCCAAGGCATATCCCGCATATACCGAAACAGTAGATGTCTTCATCGGCGATTCAACCACGGCGATTTGTGATACAGCACCGGTGGATAAAAACTGGACGACTCTGATCGCAAACGCTGACGGGATCAGCCCCGTCAATGTCGCGGTCTCCGGCGCTGGGTTCCTGAACGATGCGGGCATAAAGCAGGCATACCCCGATCAGGTCACGACCGCAATCCGCAAGACGCAGGGAAAGACCGTCCGTCGAGTTTTCCTCGTCGGACTGTGGAATGATGAATACAGCATCAAATCAGATATGGATGCCGTGATAAATGCCATGACGAAGACCGCAGACATGATTAAATCCGCGTGGCCCGGAGCGCAGCTGATCTACATCGTCGAGGTTGCGCCGCAGACCGAATATTCTAAGGGTATAGTTAAAGCATTCAGCAGCGTCTTTGATAAGGTGTACCAACTGTTCGAGAGCAAGGGCTTCAATGTCACGCGCGACTGGTTCGACTGGCTGCCGGATGGCAAGGCGAATGGATATATGCACGATAACATCCATCCTAATGCCAAAGGCATGAATGTCGCCGCACACAAAATCCGTGAATGGGTCAACACGCTTTCGGGACTGAGGATTGACGGCGAGATTCCGGCATGGAGCGAATGATTTTCATGGCATGCCGGATTGTCACTCGCGTTCGCCGCCTCTGACCCCACGTATTAACCAATATCAAAGCCCCGCCATGCGCGGGGCTTTTCCATAAAGGAGATGTAATGTGCTGCAAAATTTTCTAGCCGGTTTCGGGGGTGTGGGTGGCGCGTGTGCCCTCATCACGCTCGGCCTTAAAGTCTGGCCGGGGGCGCTCGAATCATTGGCTACTGGGCTTTATGCCCACGTCAATCCCGAGCGCTTGCCGTATAACAGCGTGCTTTCCCAGCATTTCGCCAAAACTCGCCAATTAGGCGAACGCACGGAACGCTTTGACGGGCGGCTGGACGAATTGTGCAGGGACACGATAAAAAACACGTTGATTTCCCTGATTTACGGCGACCAGTCACACGACCACAGTGAGGCCGTCCGCTACGAGCTGGCGAAGCTTGAGAAATTGGACGCGCAATGCTGGATCATCTCAGCCGCCGAAAAATACTTGGAGGAACGGCAATGACACACCTCGCCATCGCCGGAGGAGCCTACCTGCTGCTCCTCGCGCTCATCATCATGTTCAACCATGGCGCGCACATGCGCTGAAACCGATTTTCACAACCGCAAGGCCATCTCTTCGGAGGTGGCCTTTTCTATTGCCCCGTGAGGGGCGGGAAGGAGGCCGTCATGGACGAAGTGACCATGACGCCGGAAATGACACCGCAGGGTGATTCGATGCCGCCCGAAACCATTCAGGTCGTGTCCGAGGAGGACGCGGCCAAGGCTGTCGAGGGATTGGAGGCCTGATATGGCAAGCGTAAGCGCTTTGATTAACCGTATGCGCTACTGGTGCGCCGTCGCTAACATGGGCTATTCGCAGGCGGACCGCTGGAACTTCAACGCGTCTGCTGGCAACTGCGACTGCTCCAGTCTGGTAATCCACTGCCTGCGCGAGGCGGGCTTCAACACCGGCTCGGCCACCTACACCGGCAACCTCTCCGGTGAGCTGACCAAGCGCGGCTGGGCCCGTCTGCCCGCGAACGGCAACCCGCAGCCGGGCGACATCCTGCTTAACGACGTGCACCACGTGGCCTTGTATTTGGGCGGCGGCAAGCTCGCGCAGGCGTCCATCAGCGAGCGTGGCACAGCCTACGGCGCGGCTGGAGACCAGACAGGCCGCGAAACCAACATCCGCGCCTACTACAACTATCCGTGGAGCTGCTACCTCCGCTACGGCGGCGGAAACACCTCTTCGGCATCCACTGGCGCATTGGCCGTGGATGGCAATGTCGGCCCGGCCACTGTGCGCCGTTGGCAGCAGGTGATGGGCACTGCGGTGGATGGCATCATCAGCGGCCAGCAGGTGCCTGACGGCAGGACCTACGCGCGTCCCGCAATCGACAGCTCGGTGGTCCGCTACGGTGCTGGCGGCAGTGACTTGATCCGCGCCGTGCAGCGTCGCCTGGGCTGTGGTGTTGATGGTCTGCTCGGACCGGCCACCATTCGCGCCATCCAAGCGCATTACGGGTTGGCTCAGGACGCGAGCTTCGGCCCAGCGACCGCACGCGCCTTGCAGACCGCGCTCAACCAGGGACGATTCTAAGGAGGAGGACAGATGGCAGAACATGCAGCGCCAACGACTTTAGAGACCACGGTCAATAATCTGACCAACGAGTGTGAGGATGGTCAGGACAACCAGCCGCCGGACGCGTATACGCCGGTCTTCAGCAAGCAGGTTAGGACCGTGGTCTACGTGCTTGGCTTGGTCGCCTCTTGCGTCGGCCTCGGCTTCATGACCTTTGGTGATGCGGCTGTCGGCGGCTACATTTCGACCGTGGCCGGCTTCATCGCCAGCGGTCTCGGCGTCGCCTACAATCCGCTGCGCCGTGATTAATTTTCTGGCGTGAAACTCAAACTCGCGCCGGAGACTCAACCTCGGGTGTGGAAAAATTTGCGGAATTATAGTGTCCGTGGAATTTTTTACACCCGTTTTTTAACATTTGCCCCTCTCTCAGCATTGCTGGGGGAGGGGCTTTTCTTGTTATTCGGCGTGTTTGCGTGGTCGTCCGCCGCCGTCGCGGCGGCCCGGTGGTTTTGTGCGAATACCGTCTGGATCACGCTCACGGCGAGACGAATGTCCGCCGTCATGGGGTATCGTTGCAATTGAACTTGAGACCCGGACCTGCTTTGCTGGTGGGCAGGGTTTCGGGTTCGAAGCGTGTGGCTGGCTGCCGCAGGCATCCGATGGCGAGTCGATGCGCCATCAGCGAGAGCTGGATGTCTCGCCCAACGGCTGGGCCAGACGGTTGAGACCAACCGGAGCCGTGACCCTTCCCGCGCAAACGGGACGCTAGTCATGCAGAAGACTGTAAAAAGATCAGCCACACGGCTTCGGAGGGGCGCTTGGTCGGTGCCCCTCTTTTAATTTTCTGGGAGGATTCCGGGCGTGAACGTGACCGAGGCGAAGCGGCGGATGCTTGGCGAGGCCCGAAAGGCAGCCCGACTATACGCCAATCTCGTCGGAACGATCACGAGAATCGCGTGCGACGACGGGATGACGCTGGACATCCAATGGAAGGCCTCGAACTTCGCCCACCTATGCGGCCTGGAATACTACGCCGACGACAACCGCACCCGCAGACTTCCCGCCCGACGCCTGTACACCGACCTCCTGTCCGGCCATGGGATCTCGGTGAAAAGGGTCGCGCCCACCGGAGACGCGCGATGGCTCGCGAGGAAGACCGACGTGATAGCCAGCGCATTCGCACTGAACGACGCATCCATGGTGGTCGAATCAGGCAACAGCCGGATACGCCTCTACATGGGAAACACAGTCTGGTGCATCGGCCTCGGAAGAAGCGGAGAGGGCGGCCCCTACTATCCGCAATCCCTACGCAAGGGGAACGCGGCCAAGGAAAAAATGCCAGGAACCCAGATCCACCATGTAGTCTCGATCAAATACCTGAACACGGCACAGTGCCACCCATCGATCCAAGACTGACAACATCCAACCTCCAACAACAAAACCGCCCCGGCGCTCGCGGATGAGCGCCGGGGCGGACGTCACTCCGCCGGATGCTTGCGCGGCCTGCCACCGCCGACTCCGCGTCCGGGGCGTTGCGCGTTCCACCGGTCGATGGTCTCTGGCAGCCAGCCGCGCGTGCGGCCTATTAGGGCGTCCGGTTGGGGGAGCTTGTAGGCGCTGACGGCGGCTGTGCTGATGCCGAGGCGCTTGGACACGTCGGTGACGCTCAGGTATTCGATGGTCATGTCAGTCCTTCCTTCCGGCGATGAGCGCGAATACGGCGCTGACGACGGCGCATCCGGCGGTGAGCGCGAACGGCCAGCCGAACCATGCGCTAGCGGCGGTTCCGAGCGCGAACACCGCGCTGACTATCGATTCCGTTCTCATGATGTCCCATGGCATAATCGGAGATATGGGGTTCCGGCCCCCAGGTCTGGCCGGAACCCTTTCTCACTTTTTCCTCTTCGGCTTCCGCCTCATCTCCTTGATGAGTCCGGTCACGGCTTTGATGAGGGCCGCGAGGCTCGCGACGAGGAGCGAGATGCTGGTGATTATCTCCGATGGTGTCATGTTCACCTCCTTTCCTTGATATAAACTATATTAGCGCAGTAAATAAAGTAATGCAAGCCGAAACACGAAAAACATAAGAAAAACAGCGGATTGATAGACTTGATGCCACGCAAACGAAGGGGCAAGCATGGCCTACACGATCCGCCAATACCAGACGAAAAGCGGAAAAAGATACGAAGTCAGATACCGTAAGCCGGACGGCACGGACACCGGCAAACGCGGCTTCAAACGCAAAATGGACGCCGATGCCTGGGGCGCAGCGAACGTGACCACAGCTAAAAGCGTCGGAGCGTACATCGACCCACAAGCCGGAAGACGCTTGGTCGAAGACTTCTGGGAGCCATGGCTGGCCGCAAAAAAGACCAAGGCCAAACCAAGCTACATCAAGTCGCTGGAAGACGCTTGGCGAGTGCATGTGGAGCCGCAGTGGGGCATGAGGGAGATGCAGTCAATCACGCGCGACGAAGTGCAGCGGTGGGTCACCGATCTGGCAGGACGACGCAGTGCGTCGGTGACGATTCGCGCCGAGAATCTGCTTCGCAGCCTCATGGAGAGAGCAAAGGCCGATCGGTGCATCCACGACAATCCATGCGACGGCATCGAGCTGCCGCGCAAGCAGGTGCGGAAGCATGTCTATCTGTCGGCCGATGAATTGTCTCGTGTGGCGATGCAGTGCGGGTGGCGTGAGCCGATTGTGCTGACCTTGGGCTTGTGCGGCATGAGGTGGGGTGAGCTCGTGGCGCTCCGTGTCGAGGATGTCGATCTGCAACGCTGTCGACTGCATATATATAAGAGCATCACGCGTCTTTCCAGCAGGATGGTGGAGACCGACCCGAAGACCCATGATGGACGTTCGGTGATGTTCCCCCTGGTGTTGCGTCCGCTGCTCGCCAGGCAATGCGAGGGGCGCGAGCCGTCCGATTTCCTTTTCACCGCCCCCGGCGAGCCTTTGGACGAGCCGATGGGCAACGGCTGGAATCCGACGCGAAGCGATGGGTGGTTCGCGGTGGCTCTTCGTCGCGCGGGCGTGGACCGTGGCCACATGACGATTCACGATCTACGCCATACGGCCGCTAGTCTCATGGTGCAGTCGGGCGCGAACGTCAAGACAGTGCAAAGGCAGTTGGGGCACAAGTCGGCCGCCATGACATTGGATGTTTACGCCGATCTCTTCGATGATGATCTGGACGAGTTGTCGGAGAGGATGGGTGGTTTGCTTTTTTCGCGGAATGTGGGCAAAATGTGGGCAAACGTGACGCAAGGTGTCGATGAAACCGTTGAAACGGTTGGTGTCTGAGGCTTTTCGCCGGTGGGTTCGAGTCCCGCTGGAGGCACTTTTGGAAACCGCCAGAGATGGCGGTTTTCC